TTGAAAACATAGCTGTATCGGTCCAGACATAATTACCGTTACGACCGCGTAGTGTTCCAATAATTTTTGAACCATCCGCAAGTCGCTGCGTACCAGCAGTATTAACGGCAGTAGGAGTATAGGTATTAATATCTTCTTGATCAGAAAATCTTATAAACATATCATCTTGAGATGAAGCTGTACCAATCGTTGTCTCAGTTCCAAAAAAACATAGATGTCGATCGGATGTGGATACCAGCATGTCTCGTGAAGCGGTCGGAGCTCCTGTAATTACAGTAGCTCTTGTGGTTAAGGCGTCACCCGCAGAAGGATCCCATTCAACGGCTACACTATCAAAAATTAAAGCCAGTAATTTTTGTCCAAAGTTAGTTAATCTCCATTGAGCGGGATCAATAATAATTCCAAAAGAGGATGCACTTCCCCATCCCACATACTCACTAGCATCTGTAACAGTAGCTCCATCAGTATGTTCCGCATCCGTTGTTCCTCCTGCTCCTCGACCTAAACCCGAAATTACTCCAGTGGCTATATCATTCCCGGTGTAGGTCATAAGTTCTGTATCTATAAGTAATGTTCCTGTGGCTGGAAATGATGCGCTCGATGTAAGGGTGACTGAAGTAGCAGCCACTAATAAATTTCCGCCATTATTCATGGTCGTAGTGGTTGAAGTAACACTACCACTATATAATCCAGTTCCCCATCCATATCCAGGAAGTTGTAAAGCTGGACCTACCACATAATAGAAATCAAGGGTCGCGGTGCCGGTAGTCGAGAACGGTGTTCCTGTTTCATTGGCTGCCATAGTAATAGTAAAGGTAGTAGTTGTAGGGGTAGTTTGTACTTCAAATGTTTTTTCAAAATCTGCAGCAACAAAACTACTGGTTCCTGGAATTGAACTAACTGATGAAAATACAACTAAATCCCCTGCAGCTAAAGCATGCTGAGTAGTACAGGTTACAGTTATAGTAGGAGAGGAGCCGGTAGTTGTAAAACAACTGGTCATTCCGGACTGTTGTCTAGAAGTCTGTAAAGGATGAATATCGAAAAAAGTTCCTTCGTAATAAACATATAAAATTTTGTCAGTGCCTATAGCAGCATATCTGTTTCCTGCTAAATCAAACCAGGCGTGCTGATCCCGTGCTACTCCCACAAGGCTTGTGGTTCCGAGTTGTTCCCAACCCCCTATTTTCTCAGGTAAACCGTAACGAAAACGTACATAGTCTCCTCCAGTCCAGCGCCCTTCCGCACCAGTTTCGGTTACTTGTTTGTCGAATCCAGGGATTAATTGAACTTTTGCTAACATAATAAAGAGAATATATCTTAATTCTTATAACAGTTAAACCCAGCAGGGCCCTTATTTTTTTGAATATCTCCTATTAGGAACGCCCATTAAAGGTCTTCCATCAAATAGGTTGTCTCGTTTATGAGGACCTGCTTCATTGTTATAGTGTCCAAAAGCTTGAGCATGGATATTTCCTTTAAAAGATTTTCTCCAATGTTCTATCTCCCTACCGCGATACACTAACATATCTCCAGGTTTTAAAAGTACAGCAACACCTTTTCTTGGGTTCTTTTTTAGAACCACTTTATTGTCACTAATATATTTTATAACACTGGTCTTACCTGAGGGATCAACAAAAATTTTCCAAGGATCGCCCCCAAGATGGAGGGTGTAGGATATCTCACAACTAATTCTGTCTTTATGTCGAACAAGTTTGTCTCCTTTTTTATAGATTCTACCGTAACCATAACTAGGAATTAGAGGTAGTCCTGTAATTTTACACATAACCGGGAGAAGTTTCATTAGTAAGGTCTCTATCGCCCAGTCTCCATACTTAGAGAAAGTGTTTGGAGCCTGTGAATCTTTCCATGTTCCCCATAAACTTTCTGCTTCTATGTCTTTAATAATTTTTTGGTCCATTAAGTGGGCCGTAGCATCTCGCTGCATCAAGAAATAATTAAAGATAAAATTAGCCAGTTCGTAGGAAATAGCGCCTCGAACAACTTCGTATTTTTTTTTCATATCGTTGCTATATTTAAAACTATTCTACTTTGAGTATCTGTTTGTACTATCCCAAAGTGTTTATTTATATTGTTAAAAATTAATAATTCATTTGCATTGGATAAATATTTTTTATTTTGAACTACTGTTCCCCCATTGCAAGTCGTAAAATTCAATATGGAAACAGTGACGTTTGGATCGGCTTTGCCTTTTTCCCTTACATCTATATGTGCCGAATGTTCTACTATTTTATTTTGATTAGTATAGAGATTAAGTCTCATTCTCACTAATTTTTTTAGTTTAATTTTATCAGCGAGAAAATAAAGAATGGGTTCAAAGTCTTTAAACCAATTAGAGGACATATAAGTCTTATCAAAATGCATTAACGTATGATTAAACATAAAATGATTATCTTGTTCGATTGCACGAGGGTTAGTGAAAACTTTAGGATCTACTGTTGAGGGTAAGAAGTACCACGGGAAAGTATGCCTACTAAGTATGCTTTTTAATTTATTAAAAAATATAGGCGGTAAAAAATTCTGTTCTATCCTAATCTTCTTTTTTTCTGGGGTTCTCATATTTTTTAAGCGTAATGTTGCTTTACGTTTTGAAAATTAGGAGGGGTCACTTGATCGATGTCCCCCTTCTCGTTTCGTCTAATCTGAAGTTGCTTGGGCAAATAAAATAAAGCTCTAATCTCATCGTCTGTTTTAAGAACTCGTCCTTCCAGAGGAAACTCATCCGCTTTATAATTTGTAATAACAGCAGGGACAATAGGAATATTTAGTTCTTTAGCTACCACCATTCTATTATTCCCTACAATAACTTTTATTTTATCTCCATAAGCCTTACCACGATAGTGGCAATAAACTGGATCTCTAAATCCATACTTGGACATCGAGGCTGTTAAAGTATCATGAAAAGATTGTTCCTGGCCATTGATAAATTCAGGACGGGTTAAATGATCGATCTTTTCTCGAGGTACTTCTGTATAAATTGTTTGAATCATGTGATCCTTCCATCTTTATCTACCTGAATAAAATTAAAAGAAACCGATACACGCCAGCCTTTTTCTCCTTTTTCTTTGGATTCATTTATCTGGACCCCATGAGAAAGCCATGCAGGAAACATAATCATTTGTCCTTCGATCGCTGAATAGATCACCACACGCCAAAGGGCGCGAGGAATTCCTTTAAGTCGTCGAGGCAATATAAGATTGGGTCCGGGCCTCGGATCTTCCACATATAAACTACCAGAATTTTTGGGAACCTTCACATAATAGACACCCGACCATTGAGAGTTAGCATGCATGTGCTGCTTGTTATAGGCTCCCGGATAATTAATATTGGCCCACATATTCCCTAAACCGGGTTTAGGTTCCATGCCATAGTCTCTAAAGATTTGATGCTGCATGTCAAAGAGTTCATCCAGCAACGGTTGATACTCTTTTTTATGATTCATATTGGTTGGACTATGCCAACCACCACCGGCATTGGTTTTTATTTCAGTCTTATCTTTTTTACTCCATGCTTTAATCAGGGGAAATAAATATTTATTTAATTTTTTGGGCTCCTTAACCATTTTAAAATAGACAGGAGTCGGGAATAAAATTTCACGTTTAATTCCTATACTCATATTTTTGAATTATGTTAATGGTGGTCCTCCAAACCACATCGTTAATGAAGATCGAGTGCCTTTTTTTACTGGTAAAACCCTATGAGCAATAAAGCTCGCAAAAAAAACAGCATATCCCTGCTTCAGCACCAACGACTTTTTATTATCGATGAGTTGCATTTCACCTCCTTTAAATTCTTTAGGATCACTTAAGAGCGTACTCATCGACATTTTTCTAACGGTAGGTGAGTTTTTCATTTCATAAGAACTGTCCGCATGCCAGTCGTAATGATTGTTTTTAGTATACCTTGTAAACTGGCCATACTCTCCAATCTGAAGCTGGTTAAAACCCATATGCCTGTTGTTGACAGTGTGCATCCAGTGTTCCAGTCGAGTATACATCCAGGGTGCTTTACTAAAAGGGATCCAGGCGATCTTGGTTTGTCTTACTTTCAAATCTTTTCTATTTTGTCCTTCTCCAACTTCTGCATCTTGAGAGGGTAAACTCCGACCAAGTTTCATAATTTTATTGCATTCATCAACTGAAAAAATAGGCTCGGTTGAGTCTACTACATAAGATTTCCAGGTGGGTTCATAAATAATCATTTTCTTTTAATAACTTTTCTTTTTGCAGCCTTTAAAGTTTTTCGTTCTTGTGCAACCCTACTGAGAGTGTGCACTTGTGATAAAATATTAAAGATTTCAGGTTGCGGAGACCCGGGTGTTAGTGTGTTTTTTTTGTGCTCCATAATTTGTTTATAGGAAACCAGTTGATGAGTATTCACGTCTTTGTCATCAAAAGTTCCATCGTTATAAAGCTTCTTGAAGTTAGACCACTCGATAACTTCTCTCATACGATGAGAAGCCTGAAGTTGCGTGTTAGCTTTAGCATAAGTCTTTTCATCTATCTCTACTTTAATCAGTTCTTTTTCTAAGGCGTCCGGCTCTTTTTTTAATTTATTTTCTAATTTTTTAATTTCAATTTCGTTTTTACGATAGCTGAAAGAAAGGTGTACTAAACTCTCCATATGGCTGTTTTGTTCTCTCACACACTGCCAATACTTGGAGGCCTTCGTTGGATAACTGCCATCGTTCAAGACAGAAAACTCCATCTCGGTTTTAGTTCTGAACATCTGTTTCTTCGTCCAAGTGTCTCGAAGTTCGTTCGTCATTTTCTTAAACTTCTTAACGTGAGCTGGATCCAATATGTTATGAAGATAAGGCTCTTCTCGCACGATTATTTCGTGTATATTTCTTTTCTCTTTCATCTTAATCCTTTAAACAAATATACAAGAAATAATGATAAAAGAGAATAGTTATTTTTAAATCATTAATTAACAAGGGTTGCTTCATAGGCTCTGGCACGGGAAGGAAGACCTTCTACTTCAGTCAGAATATAATCACTCACAGACTTCGTAAGATCTTTAGGTGTTTGGCTAGTAACAATTTTAATGGGAACTTCTTTAATTCCTAGTTCATGGGCCGCAAGATAGCGATTTTTTCCTAGACAGCACTTATACTTTTTACCTTCTTGTACATGTCCAGCATCACACTCTTGAGTTTCAATACAAAGCAAAGGATTAATCATTCCTTTTCTCTCTATAGAATCTCTTACTCTTTTATAAAAAGGACTTCTTCTTTGGTTTGAAGGGTTGGCCTCAATTTTTTGGTTTCCTAGAAATATCTCTTCTAGGGGCACCTTCATGTTTATGTAGAAGATAAAGTTACGTTTGATGAGCCGTTATATCCTTTGAGAGTTTCGCTGGTAGAATTAAACCAAATTTGCCCCTCCACAGGATTTGTCGGATCAGCCGCAAGGATTTCTATGGGCAGTCCTTTTAATGCTATATAAGTTGCCATTAGCTTACTGTCACCGTTCTAGCTGCATACACGGGTTTACTCCATTCTTCGCAAGAGCTTAAATAAGTATCAGACGGAGGTGCAGTATAGCCTCCTGCAGTTATCAGACTAGCAGCCGAGCCATCTCCGACAGGACTTTGTCTGATTTGAGTTGTAGCAGGTGCGGCTGACCAAGCCGTTCCATTAAACGATTCAACATAATTAAATGGATATCCTCCTGCACTGCCACTGGCAAGTACGCATCCTTCTGGAGTTCCACCAGAAACGCCCTTAGTTCTTCCATTCGAGTTGTTGGCAATTTCTGTCCAACATGTTCCATTCCACTGTTCTACATCTGTAGTTGAGGCGCTTCCATTTATACAAAGAGCAGAGGTTCCTGATCCACACATAGAGGTACTCTCTCGATCTTCATTTAAAGTATTCACGTCAGTCCAACATGTACCATTCCAAAATTCACAGTCAGCGTCACATGGCATAATTCCAGAGGATATACTTCCAGTTGCGGCTATATTGGTCTTGGCATTATTTGCATTATTAACTTCTGTCCAACTTGTACCATTATAATCTTCACAACTTGTAGTTGTTGTAGGATAAGGTTTAGCTCCACATACTATTATAGCTGCAGATATACTTCCAAAGCCTGCTCCCTTGAAGCGGCCACCATTTATATTATTTCCTCCTGTCCAACTTGTTCCATTATATATTTCCATGGTTGATAGTCCTGTTGAGGGCCAGCTCGCATATCCACCACAAGCCAGAAAAGCGGAGCCTGATGTTCCAGCGCCCTGTGCGTTGTTTCTCGCTGTGGACATGTCTTCTCCTGAGCTCCAGGCACCCGTTCCTGCGCCAGTGTATTTTAGTGCATTTGAGGTTGTGTTATACCACATTCGTCCAGAGCTATCTGCGTCAGCAGCTGGATCCGAAGATAAACTGTTAACTCTTTGACCTTTAAGTGCTTTATAAGTACCCATTATTAATTCCTAAGTTAGTGTGTATGCTCTCAATGTAACAGTGTCAGATGGAATAGAAGTTGTTTCTTTTCTGTCCTCTATCGACATAGCATCCCATCTCGCTTGACTTTCTTCAGTTATGTTAGCAATAATTGCTTCTGCTTCTGGTTTAGTTTTAGAAGTACCGCCTACTTTGTTAATCCACGCTACTCCATGTTCATTATTTTCTACACCCCAAATATTGCCCGGGTGAGCGGTTATCCTAACCTTCAAAGCTTCGTCACGTGTAATAAATCCGAGTCCTGTGTAAGGTGCTGTACAATATAAATTCGCCATAACTTCCTCTTTAACTTGTTGTTATCGTTTTAACTGTATAGCCTCCATCATCAACTACTACTTTCCAAACATTGCTGGCAGAATTATACCACACTTGTCCTTCCGTATCCGCTGACGCAGAGGGATCCGATCCTAATACTTGAACCAATATACCCTGTAGTTCTTTATAAGTAGCCATTATTTATCCTTTAATAACCAACCTTGTGTCGCTCCTGAATAAACTAATGTAAAAGCTGATCGTTCAACCGCAGATGTCATTGTCGTATCTGCGGATTGACCTTGTATCTTTTCGCCACTAGCTGGAGTAACTGTTAAATTATATGTATCAAATGTTCCTGCATAATCTACAATAGAAACTTCATCTCCAAGCGCTCCTGCTGGCAATGTTACATTACAAACATTTGCAGTTGTATCAATAAAATATCCATTTCCAGCAACAGCAGCTTGACTTGTTCCTGTAACAACTGCTTGCCATGCTGTCCCTGCCGTACCCCAGGATAATACTCCTCCCGTTGTAGATTTTAAAGCTTGCCCCGATACAGTAGCAACGCCAGGCGGCCATGTAATCGTATATCCGGTTGTCGTTCCATCCGCTTTCATAGCAAGAACATCACTATTATCTGTATCAGATAATTTCAATGAGCCTGCAGCTAAAATACTTAAATGTGTTCCATCCGTGGTTAGGCCTGCAGCCCCACCAAAAGCACTAGAATTATTGTATTGAATTTGTGTATCGGAACCTCCCGGTGAAGTACTGATTCCGAATCCTGAATCAACGATATTAGTTCCGTCGTGGTATAAAAGTTTAGCATCTGTAGTAGACCATCCAACTCCTGTTCCACCAGCTGTTTTAAATGTAACGGTTTGACCTCCTGTTGTTGCGTTAATCACAAGATATTTCATTCCCGTAATATCATCAGGAACTGAAAGGCCGGATGCTCCCGTTAGAGCTCCAGTCATTTTAATAGTTGAAGTTGCAATGGTTGCGCCTGTAGATCCGTCAGACACGGTCAATGCTGTAGTAGTGCCGTCTGCTACTGCTTGAGTGGTATAACCACCGGCAATTTGTTCTAAAATTTCTAAGTTAGTGTTAGTGTATCCGCCCCATAATCCGGCTTTTTCTCCGGTTACCATTAATTGGACACCTAACGGTGTATATGCTGATGCCATAATTTTGCTCCTGTTTAAAAGTCCTTATATGTTAATATTAATCCAATCGTCAATAAGTGTCAACTAGGCTGCAATATCTACTGCGGTCCAAGTTACTGTAGTTCCTGTATCTACAGGAGCCCATGCAAGACCGTGTCCAGATCCAACAGCGGTTGTTACTTGTTGTCCTGTAACTTTTATAACAGCTGTTTGAACCGTTGTCACGGTACCTAGGGCAGAAGTTATTGCCTGACCTGTAACTTTAACCTCTTGACCCGGGGTTCCTACTGCTGTTCCTAGAGCCGAAGTAATAGCCTGTCCAGTGACGCTTACAGGCGCATTTGCATTAACCTCTACACTTGCTAAAGAAAGAGTGATTTCTTGACCAGTTGCCTCAGCATCCACTCCTCCATCAATAGTAGTCGTTCCTACCGCTGGAGTAATTACTTGGCCTGTAACAACTACAACTTCATTATCTAAAATTCCAACAGTGCCTATTGCTGGAGTAATCGCTTGCCCTGTTACATCAAAACGTGCATTAGCATTAATTTCTGTACTTCCTACCGCTGAAGTAATCGCTTGTCCTGTTAAAGTAACAATGACTCCTCCAGCACCAACTGCTGTTCCTACAGCTGAAGTAATTTGTTGACCTACTAAGGCTGCGGTATAGGCATCACCCCAGGCTAAATTACCCCAAGTTTTTCTACCCCAACCAACTTCAATATCATCTTCAACAGTAACGCTTCCTAATGAATTAGTGAGTTCAATGCCTGTAACACTAAAAGTTACATTCTCAACATCAGTGCCCCAACTATAATCACCCCAGAATAAACGTCCCCAACCTGAGTGGTGATAAGCATCAACCGTACCAACGGACGCAGTAATTTCAATTCCAGTAACAGCAACATCCGTATTGTCCACTGCAATACCCCAGTCGTTGTCACCCCAAAATTGTCTTCCCCATCCTGTTTGGTTATAAGCTTCGAGCGTACCTATTCCTGTGGTAATTTCTTGACCTGTAGAACTTATAGTGGCATTCCCTTGTTTACCCCAATTTCCATCCTCCCAAGCTAATGCACCCCATGTTGTTTGAGTGATGTCTATAATCCCACCCATACCAATACCATGAACCCAACATGCAAAATAAAAATCAGTTTGAGAACTAGGGGCTATCTCTATGTAACGTGTAGTGGCTGCATTAAAAGTTGTTGTGTTGGTATAATCGGATTGATTACTGGAACCATCTAAATAATAAGTAACACCGGAAGAAATAATTCCGGCTTTCATTGTAGCTAAAACAGCACTATTAGAAGTAGA